GCCTTGAGAATGCGCACACGCGGAGAGTCGATCAGTTGCGTAACGGATCGATTGCTGTTGCCACGGCTGTAATCGCTGTGGGTCAGCGCCTGATAAACAGGCTCCGGTAGGTTTGTGTGGTTAGTTATTCTCACTGGATTCTGAACACCCGCATCTGGTCGCCGTCACGCACCACGCTGAATTTCTTCGGAGGGTTGCGCCTTTGGAACCTCACCACCCGTTGGCGTAACGCTTGGACAAGTCGGGCGTCTTCTGACATAACTGGGGCGAGGAATGATTCGTTGATCTCCATCTCCGAAAATGGTAACTCTGGCAAGCGGGTGCGTTGCGGGATTGGAATGTTCCGTTCGATCTTGATCATACTGCTCTCTCTCTTCAGCTTCTTGAAGTTGGTAGACGTAGCGTCCCATTTTGCTCATACAATGGTCCTCGTTTTGAACCAGTCGTAATGATAATAGCGGGAAGAAATAAATGTCAAACAACATCGTAGAAATGGTGATCTATGGCGAGCCGTGTAGCAAAGCAAATAGCCGTAGACTTGTTAAGAGTAAGAGTGGGCGCCCGCTGTTCATCAAATCCCAGAAAGCGCTCGACTATGTGAAGTCATTTGAGAAGCAGTGCAGGAAAATTGATCCGCCAGTCGAGAAAGATGTAGCCGTCCGGATCGTTATCTTTTATGCTAGTCGACGGCCTGACCTTGACGAATCATTGATACTGGATTGCATGCAGGGTCCGATATACAAGAACGATAGGCAGGTCAAGGAAAAGCACATAATCTGGGGAGGGGTTGACAAACACAACCCGAGGGCAGAAATCAGTGTCCGATATTTACAAGACGGTTTACAGCAAGGTGATATTCCAAGCGATTCGTGATCTCGTTGGGTCACAGCCGCAAGAAAAGCAGGACGCCGTCAAGTATTTGCAATCTCCAGCATTCTTGTCGCACTGCGAAATCGCGGGGTTTCCGTCTGGTTTGCAGGACGCCTTGGATGAGATGTTACTGCTCAGTCGCACCGAACAGAAGGTGGTCGCCAGAATGGTGATGGAAGAGCTGACATCTTGTGCATAAAAAAGCCCCCGATGGGCGGGGGCTGGACTCAAGGAAGGTTCACCACTAGTACTGTCCTAGTCTAGTACATTACTAAGTATATATAAATAGTAATGTTCTAAGCTAGTACTGTTCTAGTCTAGGACAGTTCTAGGGTCTACTCATATCATAAAATATGGGGGTAGGCAACCACTATGACCGCTCTGAACGATTACGTTCTTGGCCATAGTCAGGACGCCCGAGTGAGGTGTCCCGAGTGTGGCGATCAGCGAAAAAAGAAAAATCAAAAAACATTCTCAATCACGATCAAGCCCGATCACACCCTGTACCACTGTCACCACTGTGGTCTATCGGGTGCTGTTCGGCGTGAAAAATTTTACGAGGCTCACATGGAGAAAGTAGTAAAGATACCCACCCAGCTAAATTACAACGTGCAGTTGATACAGGATTTTTTCGGAAGGCGTAGCGTGCCACTGGATACTCTTGACGGGTTGCCGGCAATGACCACAGGGATGAAATGGTTTGATGGCGCTCAACGGGAGGCAGTGGGTTTCATTTACGGGCCTCGGGAAAACCCGACAGCAATCAAGTGGCGATCCGTGGAAGGGAAGGGATTTCTCTGTGATGGCGCACCCAGATCGTTCTACGGTATCGAAAACGTGGAAGATACGGACGAGGATTTGACGATAGTCGAGGGGGAGTGTGATGTCATTGCTTTGGCTAGCGTCGGAATTAAGGCCGTATCTTGCCCCAACGGCGCACCTGCAAAGGTCAGCCAAAATCGGGTCTCTCCGGAGGAGGACAACAAGTTCTCGTATATCTGGGAGGAAAGGGAGCGTCTGGAGCGCGTCAAGCGGGTTATTTTGGCGACCGATAACGATCAGGCAGGCGAGGCGTTGGCAGAGGAAATCGCCCGTCGAGTGGGTCGGGCCAAGTGCTGGCGGGTCAAGTTTCCCGAGGGGACGAAGGACGCAAACGATGCTGTTGACAAGCTAGGAGCAGACGAAACACGCAGACTCTTCGATAATCCTGAGCCAGTTCCGCTGTCCGGAGTCTATGGTGCGTCGGAATATCTGAATGATATCAAGGACATCTACGCTAATGGCCACGGGCGCGGGGCGTCCACCGGCTTCCCCGCTATCGATGAGTTGTTCACCATAGCCGAGGGACAGTTATCTATCGTCACCGGAATGCCGAGTTCGGGTAAGTCCGAGTTCATTGATCAGATCATGGTGAATCTGGCCCAGCGCGAGTCATGGAAGTTTGCCGTGTGCTCGTTTGAGAACCCGCCCCATATGCACATCGCCAAGTTGGCAGAGAAAGTCACGGGCAAGCCGTTCTATGACGGGCTTGGTCCCAGAATGACAGAGGAGGAATTGGAAGAAGCAATAGTGTTCATTAACGAACACTTTGTGTTCCTTGAATCCAAGGACGGCGGCATGAGCACCATCGACAGTGTCATTGAGCGCACCAAGCAAGCTGTCATGCGTCTGGGGGTGCGGGGCTTGATCATCGATCCCTATAACTACATTGAGCAGTCAGGGTCCGAAGAGCACAACAGCATCAGCCATATGCTCAGTCGAATCACCGCCTTTGCCAAGGCCCACGGCATCCACGTCTGGTTTGTCGCCCACCCCCAGAAAATGTATCCCCGAGAGGACGGCACCTATGCAGTGCCCAAGGGTATGAATATCAGCGGTTCGGCGGCATGGTTCGCGAAAGCCGATCTAGGCATCACCGTCCACCGAGGCGATGACTGCGTCGAGATACATTGCTGGAAGTCAAGGTTCAAGTGGACAGGCCAGCAGGGCGTGGCATGTCTTACATATGAGCTGTCAAATGGTAGATACAGAGACTACGTTCCGCCGGCAGAGATCAAGACGATCAAGGGAGTTGACCGGAGTTGGGAGGACTTTGATGAATTCTGATAACGTGTCAAGCACAGCCAAGAAATTATCCGGGGACAAACATTCTTATGTCTGACAAGTCACACACAGACCTCGGCACGAAGGAAATCTACAAACGCCACGCAGTGATGGTCGAGGGCGGCAATATGCCCCGAGCCAAGGTCATGGATCAGACACTGATTGATCGATATCTGATGGACGGGCTGATCACGCTGTCCCAGCATCAGGCCGGCGAGTATGTCATGAGTCAGGCACTGCAAGCGGGGATGTACACCAAGCCTCTCAGCTCTGAGCCATCTTCGGGTGCCAGAGCCAAGGACTCTGTCGCCACAGAATCGCTCATGCGGTACGGACGCACACTGGATTTGGTCAGCAAACGCTTTGGTCCGTATCACAAGTATCTGGTGGAGGAGGTTGTTCTGCATGGGTGGGATGTGTCGTTGGACGCCAAGAAAATGACAGCGCTCAAGGAAGCGCTCGACTGGATATCTGAGCGGCGTCTGGCCGGTGGGCGTAATCCGCTGAGGAAGCTGAAAGGTGAGTAGTTTTGATGAGCAGGTAGGCGGGGATCATTACAAGCGACTCAAGATTCAGCCGTTGGAGTATGCGCTGGCAAATGATCTGGGGATTTGCGAGCACGCCGTGATTAAGTATGTGTCGAGGTGGCGTGACAAGGGCGGTACTGATGACTTGTTAAAAGCAAAACACTACATCGAGTTGCTTCTGGAGTTTGAGAGTGAAAAGTCTGGGAACGGGTAGGCGTTTTAATCACATGACGATTTGTGAAAACGGCGAGGGACAGCATGTAGGAACCCTCGCTGAGATGGAGTTTTCGCGTTTCCTGATTATGAGCAACATACAGCATGCGTGGTCGGCTTGCGACAAAGGCCCGTATGACTTTGCCGTAATGGACATATCCGGTCGCATGGTAGGGATTGATGTGAAGGCAAAAAAGAGGAATGTGCCACCATCACACTCTCAGGATGCGCACGTTACCTGCGATCAAGAGCTATATGAATGCCATGTTTATGTTTTTTACAGTGTTACAGATGACAAGCCAACAGCGATGGGGTGGATTGGTAAAGGTGATTTTTGGCGAGACTGCCGAAGGGTGCGGAAGGGTGACAGGGACGGCTCTTTTGAGGAGCACGTTGACGCGGGGAAGATGAAGTACAGTGAACTTAAAAAAATGCCTGATCTTCTTGGGTATTTGAAGTCCTGCTGGGAATAGGATGCGGTGGATAGCGCCTGACCAATCACATGAACATGAATTCATCGTTAGCCCCTGATCAGGCGCTTATGCCCGTGCCACCGCACACGGTTAGGAGTTGGGGCTAACCCAGTGTAGCACCAGTCGGCTTTTTGCGTAAAGCGGCTGGGCACCTAATTATTTCAATGGATGGAGAGTCTGCCTCCCTTAGCAACATAACCGATAGGTCGGCCATGATCGCTACGTCCTCTCCGAATCTCTCGGCCATCTGCATAGCCGCTTGCACCGCTATCTGGTAATCGTCTGGCTCGGCCATTCATGATCCCCTTACGTCTGAGAAATCGTGAGTAAGCGCCGGCCTCAAGGTCAGCGCATTTACCTACCCCGCACAAATCGGTTGATTCGTAGATAGCGGGGCAAGCGGGGGCGTGGACGCCCCCTTCCATGTCGCAGTACTGGCAAGTCATGAGACCAGCGCCAGAACAACAAGCACCAACGTGGTGAATGACATCATTGCGCCAGCACCAGCAATCAAGGTCAGCATCGGTATCTGCTGAACCATGCGCTCCGCTTCCATTACCCGATCCAGCAAGGTGTCTGGC